AGAACAGCATGGTTAAGCTCATTAGCTGCAAGTGAATGGCATAAAGATGAGATGGACAAGTGCTGGGATAGACTAAAAGGACAATTAGATGGCGTTTACCAATTACAGTAGCTTTGTAACAGTAGTTAATAACTACCTTGCAAGGTCAGACTTATCTGCACAAGTGCCTGACTTTATTCAGTTAGCACAAACAAGAATAAGTCGTGACTTAAGAACTGAAAAAATGTTGCAAGTAGCAACTGCTCCAATTACTTCAGGTGATGGCACAGTATCTTTACCTGCAAATATGTTAGAAGTAAGAGAAATACATTTACAAGGTAACCCACCTGTTAGGCTAGAGTTTCAAGCACCTGATTTGTTTTTCCGTAATGGTCAAACATCATTATCAGGTAAACCATTTTACTTTACAATGTTAGGTTCAGAGTTCCAATTTGCACCAACACCTAATGGTAGCTTTACAGTTCAAATTTTATATTATGCACAACCAACATTTATATCTAGTACAACATCAAGTAACTTGTATCTAGCTAATTACCCAGACGCTTTATTATATGCAACTCTAGCAGAAGCAGAACCATATCTCATGAATGACGCAAGAATAGCGACATGGTCAGCTTTATATGACAGAGCAATTGCAAACATTAAGACAAGCGATTTGGGACAAACTTACCCATATACTTCACTCAGCGTAACACCACGATAAAGGAAAAACTATGTCAGAATTTAGTAATTACTTAGAAAATGCACTTATCAATGCAATTTTAAGAAACACAACTTATACATCACCAGCAACAGTTTATGTATCACTATGGACTTCAGACCCTACAGATGCAGGTAGTGGTACAGAAGTTTCCGGTGGTTCATACGCTAGAACATCTATCACGTTTGCAGCACCATCTAACGGTGTAACATCATCTAATGCAGACTGCACATTCCCACAAGCAACAGCTTCATGGGGCACAGTAGGTTGGATTGGTTTAAATGATGCTACTACATCTGGAAACTTATTATTCCATACACCATTAGATACAGCAAAAACAATTGACTCTGGCGATATTTTCAAAATCGCTTCTGGTTCACTTACAGTCACATTAGCGTAAGGATAAATCATGGCTCTAGTCGTTAAAGACAGGGTACGAGAAAATAGTACCACTACAGGTACAGGCACGTTCACACTATCAGGTGCAGTAACAGGCTTCCAAACATTTTCTACTGCTATTGGTAACACTAATACAACATATTACTGTATTGTAAACCAAGGTGAGTGGGAAGTTGGTCTAGGAACTGTAGGTGCAGGTACATTATCACGTGATACTGTCTTATCATCATCTACAGGCTCTAAAATATCATTTACTTCAGGCACTAAAGACGTATTTTGTACATATCCGTCAAGTAAAAGTGTCTATAGAAATGGCTCTGACGTTGCTGTATTATCATCTACAGACGTTACTACAGCTTTAGGATATACACCATTAGCACCTAGTAACAACTTGTCAGATGTATCATCTAATACAACAGCTAGAACTAATTTAGGTTTAGGTTCTATTGCTACACAAGCATCATCTAGCGTATCTATCACAGGTGGTGCAATAGATGGTACTACAGTTGGTAGCACAACACCTGCTTCAGTATCAGGAACTGTATTAAGAGCTACTAACGGTATTGTAGTGAACAATATGAGTATAGGTACAAGCTATTCTATTCCTAGTGGATACGGTGCAATGAGTGTAGGTGCTGTTACTTTAGCAAGTGGTGTTTCAGTAACTGTGCCAAGCAATTCAAGATGGGTGGTTCTATAATGTCAAAGAATAAAATATCAGAATACAGTTCAAACCCAGCCAATAATACTGACATAGGTGGTATTAATATTGGCGAAGGAATGTTACCTTCAGACGTTAATAACTCTATTCGTGAGCTTATGGCTCAACTTAAAGACCAGCAAGATGGTACAGATGGAGATAACTTTACAGTAGGTGGTAACTTATCAGTAACAGGTACGGCAACAATTACAGGTGATACTACTATCAACTCTACAGGTGCTATTAAAGTTCCTGTAGGAACAACTGCACAAAGACCTACTGCTGCAACAGGTAAGATAAGATATAATACTACATTATCACAATACGAAGGTTATGATGGCTCATCTTGGTCTTTACTAGGTGGTGGAGCTACTGGTGGTGGTGGCGACCAAGTATTCGTAGAAAATACAACAACAGTCACAACAAGTTATTCTTTACCTTCAGGAAAAAATGCAGTTTCTGTAGGAGCAATCACAATTAATAGTGGTGTCACAGTAACAGTACCTGCAAATCAACGTTGGGTAGTGCTATAATATATAAATGCAAGCACATGTATATTTAGTTACAAATGTAATTAATGGCAAACAATATGTAGGGCAATCTACAGTTGGTAGAAATAAAGTTGGTCATGGAAAAGCCATTACAAAAGCATATCAAAAATATGGTAAAGAAAATTTTACCTATGAAAAAATTTGCAATGAAATTAACAATAGAAAAACATTAAATTGTATAGAGAAATTTTGGATTAAAGCATTTAATACAATTGCTCCAAATGGATATAACATTGAAGAAGGTGGTTCTGACAAAGGAACTGTTGCAGAAAGTACAAAGCAAAAACTTCGTAAATTAAATATTGGAAAAGTTATCTCTAAAGAAACTAGAGATAAAATAAGCAATTCATTAAAAGGAAAAAATAATCCTTTTTATGGCAAAAAACACTCTAAAGAAGCATTACTTAAAATTTCTTTGTCTAGTTCAGCTAGAAAAGGAAAGTATAAAACATCAGATAAAACAAAACAAATATTATCTGAACTTCATAGTGGAAATAAAAACCCATTTTTTGGTAAAAAACATAGTGAAGAAACTAAATTTAAAATGAAACAAGCTCGTCTTAAACGACTTGGTCTATTATAGGGGAAATAAATGGCATCAACGCTAAATGCAAGCAATTCTGGAGCTGGTGGACTTATATCTACAGCAGACGCTAGTGGAGTATTGCAATTACAATCAGCAGGCACTACAGCAGTTACTATAGATACATCACAGAATGTAGGGATTGGTACTACGAGTCCACAAAACGATGCTGGTTATAAAACGCTGACTGTTAATGGAACATCTGGTGGACAAGTTAGTTTTAAAACTAATGATGCAAATATAGGAAGTATATATAGCGTATCAACAGCATTCAATTTAACTACTGGCACATCTATTCCAATGGTATTTCAAACCAATGGTTCAGAACGTATGCGTATAGACTCTAATGGATGGACTTATATTAATTGCACGAGTAATGTTTCAGCGGCAAATGCCTATCAAAATATATTATTTAATGGTGACTTGTATTATGGACAAGCTATTAAAACATCTAAAACTACTACTGGTTCAGCGTTTTCCGTATTTGTAAATTCAGCAGGCACTACGTCAGGTTCTATAACTCATAACGGAACAACAACAACTGCATTTAATACATCATCTGACTATCGTTTAAAAGACAATATTACGCCTATGGCTGATGCATTACAAACAGTAGCTAAACTTAAACCTGTTACATACAAATGGAAAGTAGACGGTTCAGATGGTCAAGGTTTTATAGCACATGAATTAGCTGAAGTAGTGCCAGATTGTGTATACGGTGAAAAAGACGCTGTAGATGCAGAAGGTAATCCAATACATCAAGGTGTAGATACATCATTCCTAGTAGCTACCCTAACAGCAGCCATCCAAGAACAACAAACCATCATCAACGACCTAAAAGCAAGAGTAACAGCATTGGAGGCTAAATAGTTGGCTAGGTTTGTCAAAGGACAAATACCTTGGAATAAAGGTATGCCTTTAAGCGAAGAAGTGAAGGCTAAAATCAGTGCTAAAAATACTGGTAAAAAACATACGCCTGAAACTCAAGCTAAAATAAATCTTAACCTTACTGAAGGTGGTAAAGCTACTAGGTTTGTAAAAGGACAAGTGGCACATAATAAAGGAATTAAATGTCCTATCTATACTAAAGAAGAAATTAAAGCTCATCAAAAAGCATGGCGTGAAAAGAATAAAGAAAAGATATATGCTAATACTGAGAAATGGAGATTAGCAAATAAAGATAAACAAAAAGAATATGCTAGAAAATCTAGGATAAATAACTCTGCAAGAGTAAATGCAAATAATGCTAAAAGACATGCTAGTAAATTAAAAAGAACTCCTATATGGATAACAAAAGATGATTTATGGCTTATTAAAGAGGCTTATGAATTAGCAAAAATTAGAACTAAATTATTTGGATTTGAATGGCATGTTGACCATATAATTCCATTAAAAGGCAAAACAGTATCTGGGCTTCATGTGCCTACTAACTTACAAGTCATAGAAGGAAAATTAAACATTATGAAAAATAATAAATTTGAAGGAGAAACATTTTGTCCTCTATTATAGTGGCTGGAGATACCAGCGGTACCATAACACTTAATGCTCCAGCAGTATCAGGAACTACTACACTTACGTTGCCTACTACAAGTGGGACTATATTAACATCTGCTAGCTCTTTGACAGCTAGTCAGTTACCAACTGGTTCTGTATTGCAAGTAGTCAGCACACAAATAACTGCTAAAACAACAGTTTCAGTGGCAACTGCTGGAACTTTTTATGATATAAGTGGATTTTCAGTTTCTATTACTCCTACAAACGCTAATAGCAAGATAATGTTTTTAGCAATGGTTAATCAAAGTTCTCAAACAACTGGGGCTAATAGACAGTATCTGCGTATTGTAAGAGGTAGCACAGCTATTGGAATTGGTGATGTTGCTGGTTCACAATATAGGACAACCACTGCGTTTTTTATTAATGATGGAAACGCAATAGGAACCTTACCATTAATTTGGCTGGACTCACCAAATACAACCAGTTCAACAACTTATAAAATTCAAGTAACATCCAATGGAGGCTCTCAAACAGCTTGTTTTAATAGAACTTCTGGTGATAGTCAAAATGACTCAGCAGTTACTGCTTCACAAATATTAGTATTGGAGATTGCAGCATGATTGATTATTCTTTAATTCTTACTAAAAATTACATTGGGAAAGAATGGTCAGTAATTGGCAATTCTTATGATGGAATTGAATGGAAAGATTTATCACCAAAACCAACCAAAGAAGAGCTAGACTCTCAATGGGCATCAGTTCAAACTTTAATAGCTTCTGAAGCATACAAATATCAACGTGCTAACGAATATCCATCTATCGTAGACCAATTAGATACTCTTTATCATGGTGGCTATGACGCATGGAAAGCATCTATTGATGTAGTCAAGAATAAGTATCCTAAAGGAGCAGCATAATGGCAATGACACTATCTGGTGACAATGGAGTCACCTTTAACGACTCATCTCTACAAGGAGCTGCAGCGTCACCTTATGTGCTAAAGAACCTTATCATTAATGGTGATATGAGGATAGACCAGAGGAATGCTGGTGCTAGTGTAAGCGCACAAAATGTTTTTACTGTAGACAGATGGCAAGCATTAGCGTCAGTTGCATCTAAATACACAACACAACAAAATGCTGGTTCAGTAACCCCACCTGATGATTTTACAAATTATCTTGGTGCTACATCTACATCTGCTTATTCTGTTGGTTCAGGAGATTACTTTTATTTGTTACAAAAAGTAGAAGGATTAAATGCTAGTCATTTAAAATGGGGAACTGCTAGTGCTAAAACAGTTACATTGTCATTCAAGGTTCGCTCAAGTTTAACTGGAACATTTGTTGTAGCTATTCGTTCTGGTGCAGATGATGCAGCATACCCAGCAACATATACAATCAACTCTGCTAATACATGGGAAACAAAAAGTATCACCATTGCTGGACCAACAAGCGGTACATTTGCAACAACAAATTCTGCTTGCTTTAGTATATGGTTTAGTCTTGGAGCTGGTTCTGGATTTAATGCAACAGCAAATACATGGGGTGCTGGTGGAGCATTAAGTGTTTCTGGTGCAACATCTGTAGTAGGCACTAACGGAGCTACCTTCTACATCACAGGTGTCCAACTAGAACAAAACACATCAGCAACACCGTTTGAACGCAGACTTTATGGTCAAGAATTGGCTAATTGTCAGAGATATTGTTTAAAGTATTGTGGAAATACTCTTTTTGAAGACGTAAACTGTAATTTAATTGGTTTTAATGGAACAACTGCATATGGAACAATTTTTACTGTAGTGCCTATGAGGTCAAGTCCTTCTGTAACATCTGGAACTTTAAGATTAACAGACCAAGCAAACGTACCTACTGTAACAAGTGTAGTAGCTAGTGGGTCTAGTTATAGTGGACCATATAATATTAATGCAGGTGTAAATGTGGCATCTGGAGTAGTGCAATTTAGACCCTATCAATTACAAGCTAATAACTCAACATCAGCTTTTTTAATTCTTTCTGCGGAGTTATAAAATGACAACCTATAAATTATATAAAGACCAAAGAAACAATGAAAGTACTTCAGTATTTAGAACAGATGATGATGGTAAAATTTGGTCTATCCCATTTGACCCAGCTAACACAGACTACCAAGCCTACCTTAAATGGTTAGACGAAGGCAATACGCCAGAACCAGCAGACGCATAATAAAAGGAGAACTAAATGTTTGGCATTTCAGCGTTTTCGCAAACAGCATTTAGTTCACTTGCTAGTGGTGTAGTATTTGCTTCTGGTCAAATAGATGCTACAGCAATTGTAACTGCTGACGCTTATCGCATAAGATTATGCTCAGGTGCTATAGACGCTAATGCAACTGTCACAGCAGACGGATACTCTATTGCATTTGCTAGTGGTGCTATAAACGGTACTGCTTTAGTCACAGCAAACGGTTATTCAGAAGCATACGCTAGTGGTTCTATTACAGGAACTGCTCAACTATATGTAGACAATCCTTTCTCATATGCTTTTGCTAGTGGCACAATGTTTGCTAACTCTAGCTTTACAGCAGATGGTGTTCGCATTAGAACATCTACAGGCTCTATAAACGCTAACGCTACAGTTACTGCTAACGGTGGTATGACTTACGAAGGCTTTGGTGAAATTACTGCTGAAGCATTATTAAATGCAAGTGCATACGCTATATTAGCAGGTGTAGGTGCAATAAATGGAACATCTACAGTATCAGCAATAGGCAAAATTTTAGGTGAGGAATGGTCACCTGTAACCCCTGGTTCAGAGTCATGGACTGATATGACACCAGGCTCAGACACATGGACAGTAATAACAGGAAACGATAATACATGGCTACCAATAGGATAAATTTAACAGAATGGTTACCAGACCAACCATCTACAATAGGTGCTTTAGTAGACATTAACAATACTGTACCATTGCCTATTGGTTACTCACCATTTCCAACTGCTGTTGATTATTCTAATGCAGCTAGTGAAAACCTTAATAATGTGTATGCAGGTAAATTTAGTACTGTGACACAGTTATTTGCAGGTGGTGCTACTAAACTATTTAAGTTTGACCCAGGCACATTAAACTTAACTAACGTATCTAAAACAGGTAATTACTCAAGCACAGATAGATGGAATTTTGCTCAGTTTGGTAATGTATTACTAGCTACTAATAACAACGCTAAAATACAAGCATGGACAGTAAATAGCTCATCATTATTTGCAGATGTAAATGCTTCTGCTCCTATATGTAAATATATTACAGTTATTCGTGACTTTGTAGTAGCAGCTAATATATCAGGAGCTCCTAATAAAGTACAATGGTCAGATATTAATGATGAGACTGATTGGACAAGCGGTGGTGCATCACAAGCTGACTATCAGATAATCAGCGACGGCGGTAATATACAAGGCATCACAGGTGGCGAGTTTGGACTTGTATTACTTGAACGTGGTATTGTTCGTATGTCATACATTGGCTCACCATTATTCTTTCAATTTGACACTATTTCACGTGGACTAGGATGTACTTCAGGTGCAACTGTAGCACAATATGGTCAAACTACATACTTCTTATCAGATGATGGTTTCTATTCATGTGATGGTATTAATATTAAACCTATTGGCACAGATAAAATAGATAAATGGTTTTTTACAAACTGTGAATTATCACAAATTGACTCATGCAGTACAGCAATAGACCCTATTAAAAACATTGTGGTATGGAACTTTGTAAACGTAAATGCTGGTCGCACATTGCTTATGTATAACTGGCAAACAGATAAATGGTCAAAAGCAGATACAACTGTAGACTACATTTCATCTATTACAACATCTGGCTTCACATTAGAAGACTTAGATGCTTATGGTTTATTGGATAGCATTACAACATCTTTAGACTCACGTCTATGGGTAGGTGGCAAACTATTATTTGCAGGTGTAAAAGCAACTAAAATTATGACATTTACAGGTGTCAATACTACAGCAACATTAACTACAGGCGACATTGAAACAGGTTATAACTCTGTAGTGACATTAGCTAGACCACAAGTAGAAAATGGTTCAGCAGAAATGTCTATAGCATCTCGTAAAGAATTAGATGACACTATTACATATTCTACACCGGTTGCAGCAACATCTGAAGGTCGTTGTCCAATGAGAAGTTATGGTCGTTACCATAGGTTTAGACTTACTCCTAGTGGAGACTGGTTATACGCCATTAGTTTTGATTATGATGTAGAACAACAAGGTACTAGATAATGGCACGTGATATGTACCGTAAACTCCCTATGTTGGGAGGAGAACCTAGACAAGTAGCTGAGGTTGTAAATAACCTTATAGAAGGTAAAACAAATAACACAGGCGATATTACTTTAGTTGCTTCAGGTGCCAGCTCTACAACTATTTATGATGAACGTATAGGTTATTATTCATATATTGGACTAGAACCTAAGTCACAAACTGCAGCTAGCACATACTTTCCATACGGTGCATTTCAAGATACAACAGACCAAAGTATTGCTACAGTTACAGCTACAGCAAACATTACACTTAATACTACAGACTATTCTTTAGGCACAAGTTTAGTAGATGGATACAAGATAAAAGTAGACTATTCTGGTCTTTATAATGTTCAATTTAGTATTCAATTTGTTAATACTGATAATGCTCAACATGACATAGATATATGGTTTAGAAAGAATAATTTAGATGTTGCAGGTTCTAACAGTAAATTTACTGTTCCAGCTCGTAAAAGTGCAAGTATTTATGGTAATCTTATTGCAGCATTAAACTTTAATATAGAACTAGCTAAAGACGACTATGTAAGTTTAGCATGGGCTACTAGCTCTACATTAGTCACAGTAGAACATTTAGCAGCACAAACAACCCCCACTAGACCTGCAACACCAAGTGCTATTGTTACTATTCAGTATTTAAGTGCTAATTCATTTACGACTAATTTATTTACAGAACCTTATATTAGCTCACAAACACAAGGCGAAGCTACTATCAGTCACCCTGCAAATACAGGCACGAATAAGGTATATCGTTATATAATAGTAGGATGATATTTCATTACATACCTAAAGACCAGTTACGAACCCATTGGGAGTTTATAAAAGAAGGGCTTGAGATTGTTCGTACAAAAGGACACATGGAATGGATAGTGGAAGACGTTTATTGTGATTGCTACGAAAATAGGTCTATGATTTTTATGGGCATAGTTAATGATAAACCAGAAGGTTTTATTGTTTTACAACCAATGGGAAATGCACTACATATTTGGGCTACATGGTCAAGAATATTTGATTATGAAGTATTTAAAAAAGGTTTAGAAGAAGTAAAAGAGATAGCAAGACAAGGTGGAAAGACTAGAATTACCTTTTCATCTCAACGTAAGGGTTGGGAACGCAGAGCAAAACTAATGGGTTTTAAACCTCAAACATGGGAATTTATACTTTAAGGAAATAGATATGTTTAAGTTACACAATTGGGTACAGGAATTAGTACAATCATTTACATTTTATGGTGGTGGCTCAGGTGGTGGTGGTGGTCAAACTTCTAAAACAACTAATGAATTAGACCCTACTGTTAGACCATTCGTAGAGTACGGACTTAACGAAGCTAAAGGTCTTTATCAAACAAATACTCCTACATACTATCCTGGTCAAACTTATGTAGGTCCATCTGCACAAACACAAACAGCATTACAAGCTGGTCAAAATCGTGCATTAGCAGGTAACCCATTACTTCCTGCTGCTCAACAACAACAACAAAATGTTATTAGCGGTCAATACTTACAAAACAATCCATACTTTAACCAAGCATTAGCAGGTGCTGCACAAGGTGCTACACAAAACTACAATGATGCTATTATGGCTGCACAATCTGGTTTATCTAAAGCAG